CATCCACTTGTTACGACAAGTATAAATGGATGTTTCCGACGGTCGAAATGGTTAATAAAGCTACCATGAGATACGATGAAGAAATTTCTCTCGATCTAGACCCTCGGAAGACAGGATTGGCTTTCTCACTACTGTGCGAAATGTACAGTGAACTCATAAACTCATGTGTGGTGCTTGAGTCGAGCGAAGTGAAGATGAATATGCAATCATCTGTCGGACCTAATATGGAGTATGAATTTCACTCCGTCCGTCAAGCGCTTGATGGCGCGTTTGATGAGTTTGAAACAACCTGGCGCTATGCTCATCGCATAGACAAGCCAGTGTATTACAAGGCCTCGGGTAAGACCGAGATGCTACCATCCGAAAAAGTTGATGCAGGAAATGCGAGAACTTTTCTCTTTCCTGACGTTGCTGACCGCCACTGCGGCCAACGTATGAATCAAGACATCAACAATAAAATGGGGGCACTACGTACAACATGGTCAGCCATTGGCTTTGACAGGACACATGGCGGGTTCACCCGCCTTGCTACCGAATTTGACCATTGGTTTACCAAGTTTGAGGGTGACCTCCACAAGTGGGATGCTCGCATGGCGCGATTCCTGCTTATGATCTGTTGTATGTTCCGGTGGTGTTGTTATCAGCCACATCATCGGACAGAAGACAATTGGACAAGATTGATCCACCAGTATAAGAATAAAATCATGACACTTATTTATCATCCTACTGGCCAAATCATATACTATCCCCATGGAAATAAATCAGGACAAGATTCCACCTCATATGATAATACGATCGGTCACTCGTTCGTACATTTGTATGGTGCAATTGATTTCTTAGAACACCACGGTTTCGAAGTGACTTTGCGTAACATACGCCTTCACCTACATCTACGGTTGTATGGTGATGACTCCCTAGGGGGAGGGTCAAAACTTTGGACTGATTGGTGCAAAAAGTTATATGGGGGTGTTGCAGATAGGCTGGATCATTTGTATACCGCATTTGGTATGCATTTCAAGAAAGATGAATGCAAGGAGCAAAGAACCCTAGAAGGGTTGAAGTTCATTGGTGGTATCTTTAAACGCACCTCCTATGGGTGGGCACACACGTTTAGCGTGTCACGCGCTCTTTGTGCCATGGTGCGTAATGTCGATCAGCCAGACCCCACTGCAAAGTGGAGCAAATACCTTGCCCTATACTGTTTACTCGCATTTGAACCAGAGCGTAAATGGGTGAGGGAGTGGATGGTGAAAACTTACCATTATAATATTGAACACGGGATAGATGTGAACTGTGATATGTACATCCCGGATGATTACGATCTCCATGCCTTTTGGTTTGGGTGGGAAACTACCCAATCAATAGGAGTGGTTGAGCTGGAAAAGTGGATATAAGAGCACACTCCATCCGAGGTGTGCCGCCAAATGGCATCGGATAAAAGAATTTCTCAAGAGAAATTCTCCTTGCAACATTGAGCACCAGCTCTACCAGCCATTGGACATCAAACTCCAGTTCACGAATCAGGAACTTCAAAACTTCCTAGATCAAGCGTACGACAAAACAGGGCTTTTGATTCCTCTACTCCCTCCAAGCGACGGGGAACAGGAACACGAAGAAGAGCAAAAGCACATCGCAAACGTCAAGCCGAAGCGGATATCGCGCAGGAAGTTTGGGCCGAGTTTTGGGAAGAGAAGAACAACCGGACTCCGGCAGAGAAAGCAATACGGAAGGCCAACAGGCGCGTGATAGTACACGAGTATTGCAGGAAGAACAATCGACCAATCCCAGAGAAGTGGAAATACAAAGTCACTCTCCCGAAATCGGAGTCGCAATCAATCCATTGCCAGGAACAACTAATCCAGAGGATCTGGAAGCAGTTAGTTACGAGGAACTCAGCACTCGCTTTGCTCTTCTTGACCCTTATCCTGATTGTGATCTTGGTCCTACCACATCTGAGACCAGAACCGTTGTCAACGTTCGCACCAAGGTTGCTGTTCGTGACAGAAGAACCCACAGAGTCACTTATCAAGAGCTTGTGGAACAAGTTCAGCTCTCGGCAGTAGAACTTACGCCAAAACAACAGGACAGAAAGGACTTACTACTCAGGCTTACAAAGCTTGCACACCAAGTTAACTAGAATGCCAAATGGACCTAAGGTACCGCCAAAGTCAAAGAAGGCAAAGGCAAAGCAACGTGCAATCGTTGCAGCGGCTCGTAAGCAACGAGGCCCGCGAACTGCAAGAACGTCGAACGCGGGGCGTGCTAGTCGGGGACTCCAGGGTCGAGTGGCTCAGGAGAAATTCATACCTCGATTCAAAACCAAGCGAGCCAACGCTTACCTACAGACATTGGTCTACCCGGAGAAGTACTCTGGAGTGCGATATCCCGACAGTTATAATCGCAAGACTGGCATGGTTAAGCTCCTCATCCAACAGAACCTGTTCTATTTCCCCGTTGGTTCCATTGTCGAAGCACCTGGAACGTTCTATTACGTGTGGAGACCAACACTTATACATCCCTTGTGGGTGTATGGGCCGTTCAATGCCAACAACGGACAACCACAGTGGGTCCTCAATTACCAAACCGACAGGTTTGGGTTGTTTGGACTAACTCAGGGTACACTTGATCCGAGTGAACAGGATAATCAGATGATCCTAAACAACAGCACCGACTACAATGTTTGTGCTCCACAAACTTACCCAGGGTTGGATGAGATCAATGATCCATATGTTGTAACGGACACAGCAGGAAACAACTACTTTGGGTATACCTACGCTGCAGGGACTGGCACTAATACAATTACTGCTACTATAACAACTAGCGGTCCCTCTACAATAGGTGATACGATCACCATTACCATCACAAATGGTACAGTAGGTTCAAATAAGACTATCGTCATTACGTCAACTGCAACTAATCAGACGTTTTGGACAGGAAACAATGCGACAATTGCTGCACTCCTTGTCAATGACGGCGTCACGAATCAGCTTGGGCTATGTGCAGGACGATCCGCACCAATTGGGTTCCGTATAACATATCACAGTGTGACGAACAACCAAATTGGCTTGCTATCTCTGAGTCTAATCTCGGGGGCAAGTGCAGGCCCAGCGATGCAACTTGGGATGTCACCAGTTGACTTTCCTGATCTTGCCACTTTCCTAGCGAAGTGGACAGTCTACCGACCTGTATCGTCGAGCTGCTGGCTCGCATATGAAGGATCCGACTTAAATGACGGAGGTCAGGTCGCCGGTGTGATGTACCGGGGTGGAGAACACCCAAATAAATCCAATTTGTACAACTATGCCCTCCTTTCCGAGGAACCAGATGGGCACGAAGATAAAATGAAGAAAGGTATGTACCAGTTCTACCTTCCACAAAGTACCAAGGATACCGAAATGCGCAAAGTCATCAACTCCGAGGAGTGGACCCACCCCTTCATGTGTGGCGCAGGTATAGTCTCAACACCAAGTCAGGTCAATGCCCTCCGCATCCGTGCGGTTGCAAACTTTGAGTTCGTATCTGCATCGCAGATTTGGGAATATTACCCAACAAGACCGAATCAAGGAATGATCGATGAGGCTGTGCGTATATTGCACGGAGCTAAGTGCTCCATGGCCAATGATAACCACCTTCAAGAGATTGCCAACTGGATTAAACAGGCAGCGAAGGACGTTGGAACCTTTGTCGTCGACAATGCTAGCTGGATCATGCCCCTCGCTGGGGCAGCAGCTACAATGTTATGACAGGGGGAAACCGTCGAGGATACTTGGAAACACACAGTGATACCAGGTCCTCGTCGGGACCTGTCCACAACGGTTCCACACCGTGTGGACGATAACACTTGGGAGTACCGTCAGGTTCCAAAGTCAGAAATGCCCACAAAAGCCGAGATGGACATGCTTGCGCGTCAGCAAGAGCATGAACTCTGGGAGTTTAGGGGCACGGATGACCACGGAAGACCGTATCCGTACGATCTCTGACGTCCAGAGGATGGTGGTTCCTCCTCTGGATAATGTTATTGGGGGATGCTATTCATAGCGTCGAATACATTAGTCTAATCGGAAATAAAAATCTGGAATGGTTAACTAAGAACAGCCTACGGGAATTGTTCTAGTTGTGTATGACACT